ACAATAGAAAAAAATATTGTTCTACTCAATGCTCTCAAAAAGCTAGACATAAAAAATATAAACAGAAGAAAGCTGATCAATACACATCACAGATGACAGTAAGTCGTGGTGAGCATTATGAGGACTATGTAAAAGAATTTGCAGAAGCAGTTGATAAAAAACTTATACAAAAACAAGAAGTAGCTAAGTTACTGGGCATAAGTAATCCTATGGTTACTAAGATGCACGAAGCGTACCTAATAGACAAATCAAATCTTAAAGCAGCTGCAAACTGGGAAACACCACAAGAAGCTATTAAGTCACTACAAAAATTTGAGGATTTTAGAGATAGGTATTTTCAAACAGAAACAGGAGAACAGTACGAAACAGCAGACTTCCACCAAAGATGGATCAAATCTATCTTAAATGCTATTGATGAAGGTGGAGAACAAATGATTCTAAGTCCACCACGACACGGCAAGACTGACTTACTGACACACTTTGCTATATGGCAGATATGTAGAAATCCTAATGTAAGAATTATGTGGGTAGGTGGTAACGAGGAAATAGCTAAAAACGCAGTAGGTGCAGTTGTTGACCACTTAGAACATAACGAAAAACTTATAGAGGATTTTTGTGGTCCAGGAGAAACTTTTAAACCTAAGAGTAGATCAGGCAAGTCTTGGACATCTGGACAGTTTACAACAGCTACAAGAACTGTGACTGGAATTAAATCACCAACAATGGTTGCAGTTGGTAAGGGTGGAAAGATTCTCTCTCGTGACTGTGACTTGATTATTGCTGATGACATTGAAGATCATAGCACCACAATACAACCAAGTGCTAGGGAACAAACTAGACAATGGTGGACTACAACACTCTCTAGTCGTAAAGAAGAACATACTGCTATTGTAGTCATTGGTTCACGACAGCACCCAGAGGATTTATATAACTTTCTTTTAGAAAACCCAGAGATGACCACGATTGTAGAAGAGGCACATAGTACAGAGTGTGTACTGCCAGAGAACGAGATTGAGTTACATACTGACTGTATGTTATGGGCAGGAAAGCGTAGTTACAAATGGTTATTGTCAAGATTACACGCAGCTGAAACCACAGGTGGTAAAGCTATCTTTGAGATGGTGTATCTTAACAAAGCATTTGTTGATGGTATTACAATGTTTGATGTAGAAGAGATTGATGTTTGTAGAGATGTAAACAGAGTTATAGGGCAGGTACCAGCAGGAACACATTTGATTGCAGGACTTGACCCAGCTTCTACAGGTTATCAAGCCTGTTTCTTGTGGGCAGTAAACTCTGACACAGGAAAAATGTATATGGTAGATATAGAGAACCAAGAAGGTGGTGGAGTCATACAGGCTAAACAGACTATAAAGAAATGGCACGAGATGTATGATTTATCCCATTGGGTTATTGAAGAGAATGGTTTTCAACGAGCTATACGACAAGATAAAGATTTAAAAGATTACTGTTCAAGAACAGGTATATACCTTGAAGGACACCAGACACAAAAAAACAAATTTGATCCTATCTTTGGTGTAGGAAGTATGAGAGAATTGTTTAAGGAGGAACTAATAAGTTTGCCTTATGGTAGTGCAGAAAGCGAAACAAAGAGTAATATATATCGTAGACAACTAATTTATTTTTCAACTGGTGCTAGTAAGCAATCTGGTAGAAATAATAAGTCAGATGTTGTTATGGCTTCTTGGTTTCCAATGAAAGTTATAAGAAGAATGCAAAAAGAAAGATTAGCTGAAGTAGGATTAGATTATGAACCAAGTTTTGGAGAATGGGATATAACAGATATGAACGAGAGTCCTTGGAGTTAGTATGACACCTGAACAAATACAGTTTGCAATAACACAATTACATTTTGATAATCAAAGTGCGTACTCTACTAGAGGGCGTATTCGTGCAATTATGAATGGTGGACCTGATGGTATTCAGGCTTTACTAGGTGATAACCTAAAAGGATTCCAAGACTGGCAAGTACCTGTACCAAACCTTATGATGTCAGGACTAGAACACTTGGCACAAAAGATTGGTCGTATTCCTAACTTAAAAGTAGATGTACCTAATGGTAAAGACTCCGATAGAGCAAGACAGAAAGCTGAAAAGGTTGGAAGGATTGTTAATGCGTATGATGAGGTACAGAAACTAGATTTACAAATGCCACAAGTTGGTAGATGGCTACCAGGTTATGGTTTCTCTGTATGGGTAATTAGAGAGAAGAGAGATGCTAATGGTACACCTTACCCTTGTGCAGAACTTCGTGATCCATACAACTGTTTCCCAGGTTATTTTGGTGCAGATCAGCAGCCTAAAGATATGGCTATTGTTCGTAGAGTTCCTAAAGAAGCTCTAGCTAGAACTTATCCAAAGTATGCAAATCAAATAATGAACAAGGATGCTTATAACACAGATTTCTTAGGTGTAGGTAGTGCGTATGCTTCTGCATATACAGACCAGTACAATGGCTCTTGGGCTAACAGTAATGGTGATGGCGACTTAATAGCAGAGTATTACAACTTAGAGGGAACTTATATTTTCCATATGACCTCTGCAACTATTCTTGACTTCATACCAAACCCACTTGATAGTGGACCTGCCTTTGTCATAGGTAAGAAATTTAGCTTTGACAGATTGCAAGGACAGTATGACCAGATCATAGGACTTATGGCTTCTATGGCAAAAATTAATGTGATGTCAATAATAGCTATGGAAGATGCAGTCTTTACAGAAACGAACATATCAGGAGAAATAGAATCAGGACAATATCGTAAAGGTAGATTTGCTGTTAACTATTTAGCTCCAGGTACACAAGTAAGTAAACCTGCTTCTAATGTTCCTTATCAAATTTTCCAACAGATAGATAGAATAGAACGACAACTTCGTGTTGGTGGTTCTTATCCTACAACTGATGATTCACAGTCACCACTAGCATTTGCTACTGGTAGAGGACTTGAAGAACTCGGTGCATCTATGTCACTTATGATTAGAGAGTATCATACAGTAATGTCTGATGCTATAGAGATGATTGACTCTAAGAGATTAGAGTGGGATGCAAAGATGTATGGTGGTAATGCTAAATCACTATCTGGTTATATGGACAATACTTTTTATTCAGAAACATACGATCCAGCAAAAGACATTAGTTCTTATAAGACAAGAAGAGTCTATGGAGCTATGGCTGGTTATGATGAACCACAGAAGATAGTGACAGGGCTGCAACTACTTCAAGCAGGAATCATAGATAGACAGACACTACAAGAAAACCTAGATGGTTTAGATAACCTTGTCAGAGTTAACGATAGAATTACAAAAGAAAAAGCAGACAGTGTATTGTTTGATACATTGTTAGCACAAGCACAAAGTGGTGACCCTAAAGCAACTATGGCTGTTGTGCAGATAAGAAAGAATCCAGATGATATGCAAAATATCTTAGATAAGTTCTTTACAGCAGAAGAGCCAGAGATACCACAACCTGAACAAGAATTGCTTGGAGGAGGTGCCTTGCCACCACAAGGTCCTCCACCAGGCATAGCACAACTACTTGGTGGAATAGGAGGATAATGTCTATAAATAAAAAGTTTGAAGATATAGTAGATTTTTGTCTAATTGATGTTGATGAGTTAGGTGATGACATAATTTTAGAAGAAGATGTATTTAAGCCAAGAGGCAAAATGTACATTGACCAACTACCTCCTTTAGTATTTCCATTTGGCTATATGGTTATAAGTTCAGCGTTTCAGTTTTTTGAAGAAGAAGAGGATGAAGATGGCGAGATCACCGAGTAACAAAGGAATAACTAATAGAAATGCTAATGTGCCACCTCCTGCTAGAAATACGCAGGATAACACTAGGGGTCTTATACCAGGTTTAACTGCTGGTACTACTTATGGTGAAGGTAAACAATTAAAAGAACAAGCTAAAGTTACTGGTATGCCTAAAGACACGACAACACAAGCACAACCACGACCAACACGACCTATGCCACAAATGGATGTATTTGCTGGAACACAAAGACCCAACGAACCTGTCACAGCAGGATTACCTTTTGGAGCTGGTGTTTCTCCTGTACCACAACAAGAAGCTGGAGTAGAAGAAGTGAAATCTTTTATATACGAAAGCTGGTTAGCAACTGGAGATGACAGCCTACTAGAGTACTTATAATGTACAACAATTGGGATGAAGATAAAGCTGAAAAGCTAAGTAAAATAAATCAAACAAGTTTTGCAACTCCTGAATCTGTTATGGTTCAACTATCTAAAAATAATGCTGATGATTCATTAGTTGAAAAAACTAATGTTTTTTTTAGTAGAGATAAAGAAGGACCTTTTG